GCGTTTTTCTCTTTGTCGAGGTCAATATACTCCCACTTGTGGGACGATTTAGACGCAAGTTGACGGGCAAGGCGGCAATACTTGCAGCCCTTTTTACCAAGGATGGTTACTTTCATTAGAGGCCTTCTTCGTGGAACGCTTCGAGCCACTGACGAACGATGCCAGACCTAACGATATCTTCGAGGCCTAGTTCGACGTGGACGCAATCGATGTTGTGAGTTTTGGAAAGATCAATCAGATGCTGGAGACCCGACTTCTCAGCGAGGTCTGTCTGATTGGTGTCGCCAGTGATTACGAGTTGAGTCCCCTCGCCAACACGAGTGACCAACATCTTGAGTTCATGGAGTGAACAGTTCTGCGCTTCGTCTACGATGACAAAGGCATTCTTGAACGTGCGTCCCCGCATGGTTTCTAGGGGCGCAATTTCAATGACCCCCTTGTCCATGCAGTACTTGAAGTGACCAGAGCCTAAGCGCTCAGAGAGCGGCTCCGTCAGAGGGATCATCCACGGGGCCATCTTTTCATCGATTGACCCCGGGAAGTGACCAAGAGTTCGTCCAGCAGCCACGTTGGGCCGTGTCAAAACGATCTTCTCGATCTGGTTTGCTGCCAGCATATCCGCCGCAATGACGGAGGCGATGTAGGACTTACCCGTCCCCGCTGCTCCGCTTACGAGTACTTGGCTTGCTGACTTTATCGCCTTGATCAGCCTTAGCTGCCCCGGCGTCTTTGCCTTTAGGGGTGGCCTGTCGGCCTTTGGCCTTGGCTGTGGTTGGACTTGATCGCGCTGCTGTAGAAGCTCCCGAGCTAATGCTCTTCGCTGGCGCTTCTGTTCCCGCTTCTCCTGTCGGGTCTGTCGCTTTTGGTTCATGCTCTCCGCACCAATAGGTCGCCGCCACGGTCATAGCTCGTGGGTAGCGATTGCATTGAAGTCCGAAGGATCTTTGAGTGAGGTACTTACAGTTAAGACAACTGACTGTCGTCATGTCGGCTTCCTTCCTTTCCGGCTGTATTTCTTGAGGTTCTTGTTTCGCCGCTGCTGGAACATCGGTGTCCGAAGTTTCAGTGCGACAGGATTCCGCTTAGTGGGTCTCGGCCCAGTTCCGTCCGACATTGAACTCTCCATCGAGGGGTATTCTAAAGTTGAAGAACTTCTCGGTTTTCTTGATTGCATCGATGCAGGTCTGTCCGACCTCTTCGGCTATCTCAGGAGGACAGGAGAGTTGGACTTCGTCGTGGACCCAAGCGTGCCACTGGACATCGAGACTGCGCTCTTTGAAGAGGACATCCATCTCGACAAGCATCTTTTTGCAGATAGCGGCCCCGGCCCCTTGAAGCAGGGTATTGAGGGCTGCGTGTGCGCTGCGAACGTGGATCTTTCGACGGTCCAGTCCGTAGAGAAAACCTGCAACAGCCTTCGTCTTGACGGAGTTGGATAGGTCTTTGATCGCTGGGACTGCCTTGAGAAACTTGGCCTTGAGGTAAGCGCCTTTGTTCTCGTTACCGCCCACGATAGATCCGATCTTCGCGTTACCAGCTCCGAAAAGCCAAGCGTAGATAAAGGTCTTTGCTTGGTTCCTAGTCTCTAGACCCGCAGCTTTCTGGTTGGCTGTGTGGATGTCACCGTTAAGGATCTCATCTCCATAGGCACCATTGTCATATCGAGCCATGTAGTGAGCGAGGCATCGTAGTTCTAAGCCCGAGGCATCGAAGCCAAGCAGAACACGACCCTTTGGAGCCGTGAACAGACTACGACATTCTTTGCCATACGGAGCATTAACTCCCGGCGTCTGGGCCAGATTCGGAGATTGATGCGTGGCTCGACCCGTGACTGCGCCGTTAGTAGTGACGCGACCGTGGATCCTGCCGTTCTTGACCTTCTTGAGCCAGCCTTGGCTCCCCTGTGCCAGTTGTCCTAGCCGCTTCTCGATTGTGAAGTTCTCGGCCAGAAGCTTGGCTTCAGGGAAAGGTAGTGAGGACAAGACTGTCTCATCGACCTTAGGCTTTCCACCGTCCGTAAGTTCCTCAGGTTTCCATCCATGCTTGGTGATCAAACGATCAGCAATATGGTCCCGGGACGCTGGGTTAAAGACGATCTCCTTGGTCTTGTAGGTCAGTTCGCCCTTCACGTATCCACGGGTCTTGTTGTTGACCTTTGGAATGAAGGGCGTCTTGATCTCCCAAGGTGGGAAGGCTTCTGAGAGTTCCGAATGGATCTCTGCCTGACGGGTTTGGAGACTACGAAGGAGACTCTCGGCTGCCTCAACATCAAAGGGGAAGCCCGTCGCTTCCTGCCGAGACATGATCCGTGCAACGTCCTGTTCAAGCTGTCGAGCGACTGGAGAATACTCCTGTTTCTCGATCCACTCCCACAAGGCGAGTGTCACCTCGACATCTTGCTGGGCGTAGGTGAACATGGACTCATTGAACTGAGACCAATCTCCCTCGTAGTCATCCTTGAGGACGCCGAGCCGCATACCCCATGCCTTGAGACTATGACGACCTCGAAGCTCCTTAGGGAACTCTAGGCCTTTACTGATCTGTCGCTCGTCATCGTCCCACAGAGTAGGCCAGATGAGGCGAGTATCAATAATGGTGTCAAAGTCTCGGCGGTCATCTACACGATCCCACCATTCATAAACCTTCGCTAACGCACGGTTGTCGAAGCTCCAGATGTTGTGACCGATCAGCCCGTCACTTTCGTAAAGCTCACGAGCTAGATCTTCACACTGCGCTGGGCGAGCGGCTAGGCGCTCTCCAGTATCTAAGTTGATCGCAGTGATACAGTGGACAGTATCGAGTTGGTCGAGCAGACCGTTCGTCTCGATGTCGTAGATGTACTTGGGCATATGCGTGGCTCCTCAATGGGATTGTCGCGTTTGTGGGACTAATAGGCCAAACGAATGGGTAAACCGTCCCTGATAACAATGTCCGCACGGATCTTGAACTCAGTCAGATCTCGGCACTTCTCTGCGAGACCGATAGTGTCTCGGATGATGGTGTCGTCTGATATGATGGTCTCTGCGGCCATATACACGTCTACAGGGACACCGAAGTAATCGAAGTTGACTTCCGTTCGGTCGTCAGTGCCATCGGTCATTAGCTCTGCGAGCTGCTCCGACTGCCAGTCAAGTTCGTCCTGCTTTTTAACGAGCTTGGCTTCGAGTTGATTTGCCTCTTCACAAAGTTCTTCGATTGCTTCATCGGCATTTTTAAGAGCCTCGCGTAGTTCGGAGTTTTCTTTAATAAGCTCTTCGATGATTTCACGAGCGGATGGTACATTGGACATTTTGAATCCTTAGAAATCGTTGTGGTCATCAGGCCACGCTGAATTTTGAGAGTTTGGGTTGCTATATGGATCATTAGCTTCGGACGCGGCTGAGAGACGCCCCGTGGTCTTGTCGTACTGGAGTTGACCAGCGACCCCACAGTCACCTGAGAACCTGTTCTTCAAGACCCTGATGGTCGTAAGATGCTTGGTCTCTTCGTTCTGCTGATTGCGTTCCAAACCGATCACCATGTCACAAACTTGTCCAAGACCTGCGGACCCACGGAGTTGTCCCAGACGTGTCTGAGCGCCTTCCTCGTGTGGAGTTCCTTCAGGCCTCTTGAGGTGTGAGATGACGATCAGGCCTACGCCTGTGTTCTCCACCAGTGACCGGAGCTTAGTGGCAAGGTTATCGATAAGTCTGCGCTCGTCTCCCTCACCAAGGCCACTGACAACTATGCTGACGTGATCGAGGATGATGTAGTCACACTCACAGGACACAGCGAGGTAGCGGATCTTGGCAATCAGAGCGTCGATGTCTTGCGAACCCCAGTGGTCATACAGAAACAACCGACCAGTGCCGCACGTAGCATCGAAGGCCTCTCGCAGATCTTCATCTCCGACTTGGTAGTCAGGGATATGGATCGGAGCATTGAGGTGGAGACCCATGATGCCTTTGGCTGTCCGGGTTGTGGACTCTTCAAGCATCAACGCACCAACGGTCATCTCCTGATTGATAAGAAGGTCATACATGATCTCTCGGATGACCGAGGACTTACCCATGCCCGAGCCTGAGGTGAAACAAACCATCTCCCCCTTTCGGAGGCCGTGGGTCATCTCGTTGAGCTTGGGCCAAGGGTAATCGACAGCATCGTGAAGCTGGACCTTGGACACTTCGGTCCAAAGATCCTTGGCGTTCAAGATACCGTCTGGTCGGTAGGCTTTGGCTTGCCAGATGCTGTCAACCAGCTCCTTGCCTTTACCTGCCAACATAGCCTCGTTTGCGTCCTTCGCTGGGAGGGAAGCAATGTACGCCTTACCGGGAGCCAGCTTTTCCGCAGCCTCTTTAGCTGACGATTGACCAGCTTCGTCCATGTCAAAGGCAATAACCACCTTCTCGAATGTCTCCAGCCACTCGGACTGTTGAGCAAATATCTTGGCTGCACTTTGAGCGCCGTTAGGTATGGAGACCACAGGCCACTTACCATTACCCATGACTTGAGCCATCGAAAGACAATCGATCTCGCCTTCAACAACGGTGACCATCTTGCCACCTTGGCCGAAGAGGTGTTGGCCGAAGAAGCCAGCTTCCCGAAGTGACCCGCGAATAGAGAACTGCTTGTCCGCAGTGCGGATCTTCTGACCGACGATCTGCCCACCGTCCTTGCGGTAGTTAGCGATATGCACAGTCTTGCCGTTGATCTTACCGACTTGGTAGCCATAGCGCTTACAAATGTCTTCGGTGATCCCTCTCTTACCCAGAGCCTGATACTCTCCCTGAACGAGATTGAGAGAGGTCTTTGGCTGGGGAAGAGTGACTACGTTCCCGTCGCCGGGTTCCCAATGATCACATGACGCTCCGAAACAATGGGAGTGACCGTCATCAAACAACACAAGGTTGTTACTGCTGCCACACTTCGGGCATGGTCCACGGCTTACTTCTTTGGAATCAGCGTACTTATTGGCGTCGTGCATTTGTTTCCCTAACGAATTCTTGCAACGGGACGTAGCCCTCGATTCCAAGAAGTGTCGGGGCAGCGACCGCAGTGACGTGATAGTGGTGATAGAGGCTGTCGAGCAGATCGTGAGCGTGGGCTTCTTGGTCTGCGGGAAGCGGGGTCTTTCCATCCCAACCAACCAAAGCAACAGCAATGCTGTGCGCATCCCAACCTACTAGGTGGTGGCCGATGGTGTCTGGGTGTCGAGTGACTGAAGGTCCATCCGCATCGATACAGTAATGGAAACCACAACAATGGTATCCGGAGCGTCGATGGAGGATGTCGAGATCGTGTGAGGTCTCGGCTCTAGTTACTGAGTGAACGATGATGGCATCAGTTGTTGGCCTGTCCCGCGTCCACTTAAAGGATTTTGAGATCACGGGGAGGCTCCTCCAGCCATGAGCGAGGGATTGGCTCTTTGTCGGAGTATCCGTGCCACAGGAAGCTATTCTTGTCGCACCACATGGCGTAGGTCGTCTTACTCTTCTTACCGATCTTGGATCGAGGGTTCGAGAACACGAAACGAATGTCCAAATGCGGCTGGCTGTCACGCAGCATCAGAAATTTCTGGCGGTCTGCGGTCACCCAGCGGCCTTTGGTTTCTATTACAATTCCGTTGGGCAGTATGAAGTCGGGGGTGTACTTCCTCGGCTTCGCTGGCTGTACGAAAGGAACCTTGAGAGGCTCGTATTCGTAGGGAATGCGGGACTTCCTTAGAAACCCCGCTACCTTCTCTTCTAATCCGCTTCGATAACCTTCAGCGATCCCCCTATCCTTGGGAGGTCTAGAAGTCATCGTGGTCGTCAGCCTCCATGATATCCGGAGCGTCCATGAACGCATCGTCAAGAGAGTCGTTCGATGCTGAGTAGCCATCCTCTGCTTCGATCCCGAATTCTTCGAGCGACACAGAGCTGCTAGGCTCAACAAGATCAATCACCTGAACGATCTGAGGCTGGAGACTTACGCCCTTCTTGCCAGAAGAGTTTGTCCAAGCGTAGATCTCACAGCCAATACGGATGGTTGAACCTGCGCCGATGTTGGCCTTTGTTGGCTGGCCTGACGCATCAACCAAACGAGGCTTGCGATCCCAAAGCTCGCCGTTGCGGTTGACCTTGTTAGCGGCCTTTACCTTGAAGAGGACATTGCCAGTACGCTCACCAGTGTCGTCCTCCTCTAGCTCGAACACCGTGTTTTCTTTCGGTGTCAACTTCTTGCCAGCGTAGTTCTCAAAGTAAGTGGCGATCTTGTCCATCACTGGTTTCGCTGCCTCAACAGGCACACGAAGTCGCGACTGATAGACCCCGTTGGTGTCGTATTTGTAATCCGGAGCCGACAGGTGTGGGTGTACTGCAAGCCCTTTTGGAAGAGTGATTTTCATGGTGCTAGCCATAGTTTTTCCTAATTTTTGAAAGTTTCGGTAGCTATATGGAGCATTTGCTCAGTTGGTCTGATTTGTGGGACTATTAGGAGAAAAAGAAGACAGACTCCTCCACCTCTGGCAGCTCGTAGGTGCCGTAGTTAGGGAGTTCTGGGAGGTTTGCATGGTCTCCTATGACCTCTTTAACTGTGGTGGCAAATTGTTCCAGAACATCATTCTGCTCATACATTCTCCTGAAGGATGAACGGATCGTCTTGGCAAATAGAGGCATGACGCTTGCGTGAACTGCGAAGCTATCGTGAACCATTGCAAATGACGGTTGGTATCCTTTCCAGTCGTGGGACAAATCAAGGAAATCGCAAACAGTCATGCGAGCGTGACACGCATCCATCGAGTGTACGAAGTTTGGTGCCGTGGCGTTCCTCATGGCCCGGATATCCTGTCTTGCACCGGGAAGGCGATAGCGGACCTGTAGTCTCCGTCCGTCCAGAGTTGTTGTGACCTTGTTCTCTACTGCCTCAGGCTCATCAACTTGTACGACAAAGCCATCAGGAGTACGCCACTGAACAGGAGCAGTCCGGTCAGCCTTCACAGATGCCGAGGCACACTTGGTCAAATAGTCCATCGCCTCTCGTGCCTTCACAACGATCTCTGCAATCGACGCCCAGATATGCTTCGACACAAACCGAGAGAACTGTGTACGATTGTGCCAAGGCGCTGGGGTTCCAGCTTCCATAGCCTCTCGCACAAAGTCGTCGGTGTACTCATCACAGGCCCGAAGGGTGCCAGAGTACGGCTGGATCATTGTTGGACGTTTACAGATCGACCGAGTGATCCCGAAGTCCAGAGCAGCCAAGGCCATATCAGCCTCTTCGCCCTCGCCTTTCGCCATCTCCTCGAACTTCTCCCGGGTCAACTCTGCCACCTCACCGTAGATGTCCCGACGATCCTTGAGCGCACAGAGATTAACACTCTCAGCGCCCTTACGATCTCGTGTCATCGCAGAGTAGTGCTGAAGACCAGAACAGGTAGCATCGACAGCAACAGGTAGCGTGGTCATGAAGCCCTCGCCCCCGTGTTCGTGGAGCAAGTAGATCTCACGACAGGCACGGAGAAACTGCCAAGGCTCTTCGTCCGCAAGATCCGTAGCCCACCAAAGATCGGCACGGTAATCTTCTCCAGTCGCAAGGATGCGTTCGAGGTTGTCTTCAACCCACTTGATCCGGTCCTCCATAGAAAGTTTGTCTTGCCCAGCGCAGTTCGCCGTGTGGATGTATATCCAAGCGACCTGTTCCTCAGATAGGATTGGAGTGGCCGTGCCAAACTCCAAGATGCCCTTGTGCAGGTCGCC